ATATTGACTTGAGTTATCATTATTAACATATTTTACACAAATAATATTATTATTTTCGTCAAAGGAAACGCCTAAAGCATTTTCAATATGTTCTTTAGATAAGTATTTGAAATGTTTTGTATAATTGCATGTTAAAAATGATATAGATACCCATGCATTATCACATACTTTTGCATCGCCAAATATTACCAAAATTCTTTAATGCAACAATTCTTCCATTTTTGTTGATTTTGTATTTCATTTCACCCCTCCTTTTAATTTTTACATTATTTAGTGTTCATTGCCTCTTTTTTTGCTGGTTCTGCACTGTTCCAATAAGCATTAACATCAAGAAATAATTTTCCTTGAAGTTTAAAAAACCATTCAGGATGGATATTTGAAGAATGATAATTGTAAAGAGATTTGGCTGTGTGTGCAATTCTGTGTTCTTTTAAAAATTCTTCTTTGATTGGTATTAGGTAAATTTTTTCGTTCATTTTTTCCCTCCGTTTTTGTATTGTGATTTGATATATACTGATTTTTGTTAAAAGTCAAGGAAAAATTTTAAAAAATATTATTTATTTTGTAACTGCTTAATATCGTTAAAAAACAACTTGACTTTTTTTGATATCTATTTAATACATTTCATTTGCCCCGGAGGTGTTAATATTATGTTGCACCGCCATCTTAATTAATTATTACTTGACTTTTTTGACCATATTTGCTATATATGGAAAATACGAAAAAAGGCGGATTAATGGCAAAAGTCTTTAACAATGCTGCCGAGATAGAGGAATTTTACAGAGCAGCCGCACGTAATCTTGTAGATTTTTATCGTATTGTTTGTTATGATGGCGATGATGAAAAGTATTTACCGCCTGCACATTTCCATTATCAATTATCCGATATTCTTTTAAAATCCAATGATAGTTTTGCTATTCAAGCTTTCCGTGATAGTGGCAAGACTTCTTTATCAATAAACGCATTTGGTTTATATCAATTATCATTTGCACACTATTCAAGTAAAAATACTTATATAATACTGGTTAAACAATCACAAACACTTGCGGCGGAAAAAGTAAGAGAGATTAAAGAGGCATATTTTGCTAATCCGCTTTTAAACATAGATTTGGTTAAGGTTGTAAAGGATAATGCAACTGAAGGTATATTTGAGATTGAGGTTAAGGGTGGAAGACGGATAAGGTTAGAGGCAAAAGGTAAGGGTTCAGGTATTAGGGGTGCAATGTGGCGTTCAACAAGACCAACCATTGTTATTCTTGATGATATACAAGACCTTGATGATGTTAACTCTGATACTGTGGTGGAACGTGATTGGAAATGGTTTATTAGGGAGATAACATTTCTTGGGACTGATACAAGAGTATTTATGATTGGTAATAACCTAGGTGAACGTTGTTTGATTGAGAAAGTTTTTAAATTCCATAAAACCTTGAACTTTAAAAAACCTTTAAAAACAATGCGTATTCCTGTAAGAACACCTGATGGTGAGTTAACATGGGAGGCTAAATATCCACATGAAGAGATTGACAGGATACTTGAAGGTGCAAGAAAGAATGATACGTTAGAAGATATTTATGCTGAATTATTCTGTGAGAGCATAACAGAGGAAACAAGGAAATTTAAAAGAACATATTTCAGGTATTATCCGTTGGTTAATGTTGAGAGATTAAGACAAGAGTGTAATATTTATATAACCTGTGACCTTGCAATGACCAGTAAGAAAAAGAGTGATAACAGTGCAATATTTGTTCAGGGAATAAATCAAGACGGTTACAGGTTTTATCTTGATTGCGAGTATGGCAAGTTAGACGAAGTTCAGATAATGGATGCTATATTTGCACTTGTTAGTAAGTATAAACCAAAGAAAGTTGGTATTGAAAAGGTTGCATTTCAAAGGTTATGGAAGTTTATCCTTGAACGTGAAATGGGTAAACGTAATATATTTTTTGAGATTATAGAGATTGAGGCAGTAGGTGAGAAAGAGGCAAGGATAGCAGGTAAGTTATTGCCGCTTTTTAAAACAGGTTATGTATGGTTCCCCGAGAATGCAAAATGGTTACAAGAATTAGAAAATGAGCTTTTAATGTTTCCAAAGGGTGCACATGATGATATAATTGATGCTGCAAGTATGGGTGAGGATATACTTGAAAAACCAATAGGCTTTGAGGATTTTGGTAATGTTGATTGGGAACAAATGCCAAAGGTTGCGGGTGGAACGTATTAAATACGATTTAATGCATTATACCACCTTGCAAGTAAGGTAAATCATTTTTGAAGAGTTTTCGCAAGGAAGGGGTAAAATTTAATGCGAGAGAGGCATTTTAAACATAGGGTTGTGTATTGGAGATGTAAATGAAAAAAAGAAAAGAGTTTGAGGTTAAGTTAAAAGATACGGATATTTTAAATTATTTTGAGAGAGATAGGCGTGTTGCACAGGATTATTTTGATAATGAGATTATGCCTAAGATTGAGGAATGGAATGATTTATATAATGCCGATGAGGAATATTATGAGAATTTAATGCCTGACCTTTCAACTAAGAGTAAGTTCAGGTCAACAGATATTGCGGACACTATTGAGTATATCTTACCTGATTTGGTTAAGATATTTTACGGTAATGATAGAGAGGTTGTTACTATTGACGGCAGGAAAGCAGAGGATGTTGAAAAAGCTGAGAAAATGCAAGAGCTTTGCAATTATCAGCTTAATATGCTTAATAAAGGGTTTATTGTATTTTACAGGTGGTGGAAGGATGCATTAAGGTTTGGGTTAGGTATTGTTAAGGGTTCATGGAAAAGAACATATAAAACGGTAGAAAAAGAGTTTATTGTTACACAAGCAGAAATTGATGAGTTAACACAAAGTGATGCGGTTGATATTGCCGCAATGGTAATTGAACCTACTGAAACATATAATGATGTAGGCGAGCAGTTATTTCATGTTCAAGGCAAGTTTAAGGTGATTGACAGTAATTATCCTGTGTTTGAGAATTTATTGCCGACAGAGTTTCTTTTTGACCCTGAAGGTAAAACTACCGATGAGTGTAAGTTTACTATTCATAAGAAAAAAGTAACTTATGATTATTTAAGACAACAGGCTGAGACTGGTAAGTATGATGCAACTGCTGTTGAGAATGCAATTAAGAATAATACTGATACTGCTGATGCAGGTATTGACCCTAACGAAGATTTAATCAGTGATTTAACCGGTGTGGATGATTATCTTAAAGAAGAGACGGATGAGGCAAGAAAACCGATTATGCTTTATGAGTGGTATACCAAGATTGATATTAACAAGGATGGTTATCTTGAAGACTGTATTATAACTATTGCAGGGAATGAGGTGTTAAGGGTTCAAGAAGATACTTATGAAAAATATCCATTCTTTTTGTTAAGTGGAATACTTGATAATTATAAGTTATGGGGTAAGGCTCTTGCTGACTTGATAGGGCAAATACAGAATTTAAAGACAGCACTTGTTAAGCAGATAAGTTATAACATCGGTTTAACAAATGAGAGCAGGAAGTTTGTTCAAGAAGACGCTATCAGGTGGGAGGATATAATTAATGGTAGGGAATTTGTTAGAGTAAAACGTGGTTATAATCCTATGCAGGTAGTATTTCCTGATAGAGTAGAACAGCTACACCCTGCAACGTTTACATTTCTTGACCAGCTTGACAGGTATAGGGAGCAAAAGAGTGGTATAAACAGAGTTAAACAAGGTTTAGACCATAAAGTATTAAATAAAGCATTAGAAACAGCAACAGGCACAATGGCGTTGGTTGATGCAAGTAATGCAAGGATAGAGCTTATTGCACGTATTGGAGCAGAGACTGGTATAAAGGATATGCTTGAATGGCAGGTAACAAGTAACCAGAAGTTTATAACTGAAACACAGGTTATAAGGTTAACAGGTAAACCAATGGAGATTAGACCGGAAGATTTGGATGGCAGGTTTGATTATGTTGTAAGTGCCGGATTAGGTAGTGGTATGAAACAAATTAGAATGCAAAACCTTAATCAGTTGATTGGGTTGTTGACTAATCTTGGGTTACAGCTTGGATTGACTGACCCTGCAAAGATACAACAGGCAATGAAAGAAATTATACTTGAGCTTGGGTTTAAAAATTACAGTAGATTTATTTATACACAGGAAGAATATGTGCAGAAACAGCAAGAACAGCAGGCACAACAAGCTGCAATGATGCAGGCGAAAGCACAGCAACAACAAGGGCAGCCACAAGAGCAAGGTGGGCAAGACCAGTTAATGCAAGCTTTGCAGCAGGTTAAAGAGGGTGGTGGTAGTGATGCTTTAATGCAGGCATTACAACAAGCAAAAGGGGGTAGTGCATGAACAACAAACAAAAATATGAATATGCAAGCGTATTAAAACCATATCTGGATGAGAAATATAAAAACTTGCAACAAAAGTTTTTAGATATGTCACTTAATTGTTCGGATGATGAGCTTATAAGATTACGTGATAAGTATGTAATAATGCGTGACATTACAAATGAAATTGAACAGGATATTATAACATTTCAATTAGAGGAACAAAATTCAAAGGAGGTAGTAAATGAGTGAAGAGCAAGTAGTCGACACTCAAGCTAATGTTGAGCAAGCTGAAACTAGCACTCAGGAAGAGCTTGAACAAGTTGACACAGCCAGTTTGCTTGGTTTTGGAACTGAAAGTGAACCTGAACAAGCAGCCGACAGCACTCAGGCACAAGAGCCTGAACAAGCGGGCGATAGCACTCAGGAAGAGCAGACAGTAGAAGAACCGGAGCAAAAACAAGAAGAAACAGCCACGGAAGAAACACGGGAAGAAGAAAGTGGCGAAGAATCACCAGAAATTAAACCTGAAGATATGGTTAAGGTTATGATTGATGGTGAGTGGAAGGAAGTACCGAAAAGTTCATTGAAAATTTTATTAGGCGATGAGGAACTTCCTGCGGATGAGTTAGAAAAAGGTTACATGCGTCAGAAAGCATGGACGCAAAAAACACAAAAGCTTAAAGAAGTTCTAAAAGAGGTCAATGCTTTGAAGGCTGATTTGAGTGCATCAGCAAGTATTAAGCTTGAAGGTGATAAAATCAATAAGATTTATAACCAAGCAAAAGCTGAGGCACAAGAATTGGTAGGTGATGATTTTGATGAGTATGACCCTAAAACACAGGCTGTGATAACGGAACGGTTTAATGCTCTTGCAAGTGAGGTAAAGCGTAACATTTATGTTGATAATTTAAAACAACAGCATGTGCAGAAATTACAAGTTCAGGATGGTCAAAATTTCTATGCTATTGATAATTTAGCGGAAGAGATATTAAACACTGAATATCCTGCAACTGTAAAGGAAAGTGTATTAAAAGCTGCTGCAATGGGCAACATGCAACCAATGCTTGAGATATACAATACTGCACGGCAAAGGTTTTATCAGGTTCAACAAACACAAACCAAGACTGAAATGGGGTTGGGTGGCAATCCGTTAGCAACTGCACTTGGGATTAATCAGCAACCACAGGTGCATAATAATGGTGCTAATGTAGTATCTACACAATCACCAAAAACAACAGTACCTAAAGAGCAACCACCTGTTACTGAATCGGCTGGTTTTGGGCAAGACATTAAAACACCACCAAAGCAAAAGGAGACTGACATATTAGAACTTCTTGGAATGGCATAAAATTTCAAGGAGGTAGAAAATGGCTTTAAATATTAGCAAGGGTGTTTTAAACACAGGTGGTAACACCGGAACAATTAAAAGAGATGTTGAAGATAAGGTATTTTTTCTTAATGCCGAAACAGCACCTCTTATTTCATTTCTTAAAAAACTCGGTAAAAAAGAAAAAAAGCAGTTTAAGTTTGAATGGTATGAAAAAGAGTTAGGCACACCATTGTTAACTGTTAATGGTGCGGTTGCCGACGGCACTACTACTACCATTAATGTTGCAAGCGGTGAAGGTAGCTCAGTTCAGGTAAATGATGTGCTTTATGTGCCTTCAACCGGAGAGCAAATGTTAGTAACAGCTATCTCAGGTGATGCCTTAACTGTAACAAGGGGTTGGGGTGAAACTTCAGGTTCAGCGATTGCAGATGCTGCAACATTGGTTGTACTTGCACCAACATTTGAAGAAGGAACAACCAGTCCAACAGGTATTAGTTTATCAAGCTCTAATGTCTATAACTATACAGAGATTGTAAAACATGCAGTTCAGTTAACCAGAACAGAGCTTGGGACTGATAGGTATGATGAGACTAATCCTAAGTTGGTTGAAAGAAGAAAAGAGATTTTCTTGTTACACATGGAGGCACTTGAAAGAGTTTTCTTGTTTGGCCAAAGAAAAGAGGATTTAACAGGAACTAATCCTAAGCGTTCAACAAGGGGTGCTTTGAACTGGATTAGCACAAACGTAACAGATTGCGGTGGGACATTCACAAGAGCTAAAATGAATAGTTTTTTGCAAAGTGTATATAAGTACAGAAAAGGTAACAAGGTATTATTTGTTGGAGCAGATTTACTTGATGCCATTGATTCGGAAATTTTTAGTAATGGCACAGTAAATTTGACACCGGCAAGTAAATCATTCGGGTTAGATGTAACCACATGGATATCACCTTATGGTAGCATTAAGATTGCTTATCATAGAGTATTGTCAGAGGTTCATTCAGGGTATGGTTTATGTTTAGACTTAGACCTTTGTAAGTATTGTTATGTTGATGATACTAAACTTGAAATGAATATCCAAGACAATGATTATGATGGAGTTAAAGACCAATATATAACTGAGGCTGGTTTAATGCTGCAAGGTGAAAAAGCACATGGGTTACTTAAATTAGATTAATCGGAGGTAACTAATGGCAGCACCTAAGAAAACAGGAACATGGTTTATGGCTAAATATTTGGGTTATCAAAAATGGTATTCACAAGGCGGGAAAGATAAGGTTATTAAATTTCAGAATGGTAGGTTTATCACAAAAGACCCTTATCAGATTAAAGTATTAAGGGATGACCCATTGGTAACCGAAGGTAAGACTGTTAAAGAGGAAGATTAAGCAAATGGGGGTGGGTTTGCCTGCCCCCTAATTTATGGAGTTGGTTATGACATTAGACGAATTATATGCTTTTATAAAAAGAGAGGCTCATGATTATTCGTTCAGTTCAACAATGCTTTATAATTATATTAATAAAGCAATTGAATATATGGAAGACCATGCGGAGTTTAATTATCAAAAAGTTGTAAGGGAAACTCAAACACTTTCGGCTAATAGTGATACTTTAAGTACAACTCATACAATAAAACGTGTGGTTAAGATTGAGGATGATGACGATAATGAGATAAGTAAGGATTTGTATTATATTGATGGTTCTGACCATATACGGTTTTTTGATACTTCGTCTGACGATAATGATTATCAGATAACATATATTAGGCGTTCACCGGTGTTTGATGGGTCTGATACTAATTTTATAGTTCCTGAAAAGTTGCATTTAACACTTGGTGTTGGTGCGGTTGCTTATGCAATGATGTATAATAACCAGCCTGAGATGCAGGCAAAGTTTCAAGAGTTTAATCTTATGATAAATGACCGTTCTAATAGTGATTATTTTATGAAACAGTTTGATTATAAATCAACAAATGTAAAG